AAAATAATTAATCGAGACAATCCAATTCCACATATTTTCCTTCCTTTACCTTTCCATTGACAAGATCATAAACCCACTGACCATCAACAATCTCTTCATCAAGGAGTTTATCCTTGAGTAACTCTAACCGTCGTGTACTTGTACCCAAAATACCAAGAGCTTCCTTGTAACATATATCAACGAGTTTATCAATTTCCATATCTACGAGTCGCGAAGCCTCCTCCGACATGTTACGATAATCAAAATTGTAACAGCTAAAACCATAGGTCGTAAGCATTTCACGAGCAATACTATACACCTGTGCAAAGTCACCGGAAGCACCGGTAGTGATACGTTCTTTTCCGTATATGATCTCTTCTGCGGCTCTACCACCGAGAGCTACAATAATTTGCGAAGTTAGGTATTCCTTTGTATACATAGCGGACTCGGCATTATCATCGGAAGGTTGAAAGAAAGTCACGCCTCCCGCATCACCACGGGGGATAATAGACACTTTACGAACAATGTCATAATCTGGCAACGTCGCACCCACAATAGCGTGTCCAGCTTCATGATAAGCAACCAATTCCTTCTTTCTTGGGGAGAATTTTGTATCCCCCTTAGCACCAACAACAATGCGTTGATATACATTTTCCATAATCTCGTTGGTAATGATACCATCACCGTCACGAACGGCGCGGATCGCACATTCATTAAGGAGGTTTGCAAGATCGGCACCCGAGAAACCTGTAGTTTGTTTGGCAACGCCTGCGAGGTCAAGATCTTCGGATAAATTTTTGTCTCGGGCGTGAACTCCCAAAATCTTCTTACGACCCTGTACACTTGGAAGAGCTACCTGAATCTTACGATCAAAACGACCCGGACGAAGAAGGGCATCATCAAGAATATCCACGCGGTTAGTGGCTGCGATAACCACAATACCAGTTTCATTGTCAAATCCATCCATCTCGGTGAGTAGCTGATTAATCGTTTGTTCTCTCTCATCATTTGATGGCATACCACTCGCACCGCGCTGCTTACCTACCGCGTCAATCTCGTCAATGAAGACAATACAAGGCTGTTTTTGGCGAGCAACTTCAAAGAGATCTCGGACTCGTTTGGCACCCACACCAACGAACATCTCAACAAAGTTCGCAGCGGAACACTGGATGAAGGGGACATTTGATTCGCCGGCAATAGCTCTGGCGAGAAGAGTCTTCCCCGTACCTGGCTTACCTGCAAGAAGGGCACCGCGTGGAATCTTAGCACCACTTCCGAAATAGCGCTCGGGTTGTTTGAGGAAATCCACAATCTCTTCCAACTCATCCTTTGCGGCATCAATTCCTTCAACATCAGTGAATCTCGTTTTAATTTCCTCTTCAGCGATAAACTCGCTATTACTCAAAAATGGGTTATTCATTGGCCCGGGGCCGCCATTTGGACTGCTCATAAAGCTTCTGATAACGAAAAAAATGAAAGACAAAAAGAATATCATTGAAATACTATCGGATATAGTCGCATTTTGCGTCATATCAAGACGAACATTTGAGTCACTCTCGGTAATAATTTGCCACAAATCTTGATTTTGAATAATCTGAGTTTCACCGTAGTTCCCCTGATCATCTTCAAATGCGGCCAAATTTTGATTCGGTTTAATAAGCACCTCCGGGAGTTCACCATTCTTGAGACCTCGTACAAATTCTGTATATGTTCTCGGCTGGTATGTTCGTTCTTTTCTTGTGATGTTAACCGATGGGGCTGAAACGGGAGCAGTCTTCCCAACGCTAAACATCTTTTGTTTATATATACATAAGGTTAAAGTTTTAAATAACTTTTAATAAATAATGGATGTAGATGTCGTTAAGGTAAATAACGGAAAATACAATGTTCACGTAATAAGCAATGATGAATACATAGGACCGTGTATCGCAAATGGGTACGAATGGGATGGATGGATGCGCAATGATATTCAAAAATACTATAAAGATGGAACTGACATTATTGATATTGGTGCAAATATCGGGTATAACACCCTGATGTTTTCCGATTATGGACCGGTTCATGCATTTGAACCCGTATACTACGATTTGGTGGATGCTAGTATAAAATCAAACAATCTCAAACACAGTGTCTTTCTTTACGCACACGCATTGTCAAATGTGAGTGCTGAGACAACTATATATATACCGAGAAGGGGGTGTGAAAACCAAAATAAAATAAATTATGGCGGTACGTCATTAAATAGACACTCGGATACTTTGGGGAATATACCAATCAATATCAAATGTGAAATACTTGATGACGTATATAAGGGCACACCATCAATAATGAAAATTGATGTAGAAGGTCACGAGATGGAGGTATTGGAGGGGGCAAAAGAAACAATCAAAAAATACATGCCGACGATTCTTATTGAAATACATGACTACGAAGCGAGCGAAATTCCAAAATTTTTAAAATCACTTGGGTACGACGAACCGGAAGGAAGACCCGAAGCGATGTTTTTATACCGCGCAAAAGACATCTTATCTACCATATAATAGAGCTGATACGCGTCCACGACACTTGGTTGCCTGTACTGTTCTGGCATACATTCAGGGATACCTTCGTCTGAATAATAAGCTGTTTCACTTCGTCTCTCTTCAAAGTGTGATGGGTGATTTTCCCATAACCAAGAGAGATGCTTAGCACAAGTGTGTATCTTTCCGTATCTACGCGTGTACTCCATGGTAATAGCAATACCAATTTCACACGCGTACATATAGTTTTTCAAATTTGATGCGACCCACATAGTCATTGGATGCTTTGGGTGAGCAGGTCTGTACCCCCTCCTCGTTCCATCTTTTGTGAATGGTGCATGCTTCGAGATATAATCTTCTTGTTGTGCAAAGTGCCAAGCCATGTAAAGCATCTGAACAATCTCTAGTTGTATCTTGACAACATGTTGGTCACACAGCATTTGTGCTATCTCGGACGGGTCTAGAGAAAGAAAGAATATGTTCATCCTTGTAATCAGATGCCTCAAGATATTTGGGTTCGTATATACGAGTTTCAACGTTCCCGTAATAAAATTGTCCGTTTCCAATCTCCCAGACTTTATGTCTTACAGTTTCTTGTGCGTATTCGGAAGCTTCTTTTAGACTGTAAAAGAAACCGCGGTCAAGGATACAATCACCAACAACTACGTTTGTGATGAACATTTTCTAGTATATTTCTATTGATAAAAGACCAACTTAGGGGGTGTATTACAAACTTAGTTCTGGATTCTAATCGGAAATATATGCCTCTTCTTGATCATCCGGGGGTTGTTCATCTGGATCTTCATCTACTTCAACATCCATTTCGCCATCCTCGGGTGGATCATCATCTTCATCAATTTCGTCGTCGCGTTCATCTTCAATTTCTTCAATTTCATCTTCAATCATTTCTTCTTTCTTTTTCACTTTTTTGGGTTTTTTAACTGGTTCCTTATTGAAAGTAGACTCAATGATCTTTTCAACCCTTTTCTTATGTTCCGAAAACTTTGAAAATTTGGTCTTAATTCTTTCTATAAACTCCGGACTGAAACCCATATTCGTGTAAGCCCGAATAATACTTTTCATTGGCGGAACTTTACACTGACTGTAGTACTTTTCATAAAGTACTGCAAATGAAGAGTCAAGTTTAATACGAATAATACCACTCTTGAGAATACGAACTTTCATATATATTTTGTCCGGGAATGGAAGTTCTGGTTCAATCGGTCTAACAGGTCTCTCCGGTGGAACATAATCCGGAATATTAGGCTCCTTCCATTCAATACCCATCTCCCGATTATTACGCTTTAAAAGCGCCAAATATACATCTTTCTGGTATATGGGTTGTATCACACGCTTATCCGACGACCATTCGGTTGGCCCCTTTTTTATAATGTCATGTAAAAATGTACCCTCCCTAATTTTTACAGGTTCCTGTGTGATATTCGGGGGTTCTCTAACACGCAATTGGGGTCTCTTGTACATTTTCCGGTCCTTGTAAAGATGAGGTTCTCTCCTCTAACTTAGGTTTGAAATAATCCAACTCCGCACGAATGACATGCGCCGATTGTTGATTCAGATGTGTATGGTATGGTCCCCAAATTTCAATGACTTTCTTGTGTTTATCGTACCAGAGATAATCAAGATCAAGGAATCGTGTGAGCCAGTAAAATCTCTTTCCGGTCTTTCCGATAAAAGAAAAGATATGTTCCTCATCATATTCCGATACATCCATTTCAGAATAATGGCTAATAGGCGGTTGATACGGCGCCATTTACTTTTTGAAATAACAATCTAAAACCTTATATACATTTTCCCATGAATATTTATTTTTAACATGGGATCGCGAATCTATTGGCACGTCGTTACGGGTGTTGTAACAGTTATGTAGATGTTTTGTAAATTCGCGTGAATCAAACACAGCAATATCACCCGAATGGGATTCAAATGAAGAAACAGTTGTCCATATAATTGGTTCAACTGTGTGTGCAATTCCATGGAGTGTTTCCTTGAGAGCTGGAACACCCGATACGATTTGTGGTCGATTAAAATATGCATGCTCCATGGTTGTAAGACCAAAACCTTCACCACAACATGTATTCATTCCAACATCTCCCATATTATAAATCTCATTCACCGAGGCATCCGAGAGATGAAGAGGTTTTGTATTTATGAAAATATGTTTATTGCAAACAACATCCGGATCCATACCTCTACGAATACATTCGACTATTATAAGGTCTGGTAGTTTATATCCATCATCCGTCTCAGACATACAGCCGCAAAATAACTTAATCTTGGGATTCATGTCTTGTTCGTGCAAAAAATCCAAAAAGGCCTTTATAGTTACGCACCACTGTTTTCTATATGAATTACGATTCATGTTTATAACTACAAAGTCATCCTTATCAAATCCAAAACTCTCCTTGGCCTCGTCGCGTGGAATATCAACAAATCTTTCAAAGTCCACGCCGTGTGGAAGGACACTGACCTTACTTTCTTCAAACTGAAGATCTTCAACCAAATGCCTTTTCCAACACTCCAAAAATACCCATATAATATCTGGGTTATGCCGTTTCAGTGTATCATAATATGAAAGTGATTCCCAGGGGTATACAATATCCAAATATACATATTTACTGGGAGGCATGTGTTGAGCGGGAATCATATCCATAATCATCGTGCATACGGGCAAATCGTTATATAAAAATAGAATGTCGGGTTTTTCCTTGATGATGGTGGGTACAATACCCTTATCTCCAAATCCCTTTGGTGATTCAGGATCAATCTCAATTGCATCGTAAAACTTTATTCGCGGATCAATAAACCTATCCTTAATACCCTGGTTTGGATAATTCTGAAAAGCATAATAAACAACCTCAATTCCCGGAAGATTTGCGAGATAGTTTGTTATTTTATTTGCCACTCTTGCATACCCCGTCCCCTGATTTACGTGTGTGCTCATAAAAAATACTTTCATGCCCTTTATTTTCTAATATAGAAGATTTAATCCTTATATGCTTTTTGGAATATACGGGTTTTTTGCTCTTCTTGTCGCTTTTGGTGACACGCTTCTTGGGCTCCTTGTAATCCATGGAATATATACTTTGTGTATAACTGTTTTTCGGCTCTGCGTTCTATGACATATTGTACCCAGGGCTGTCGTCTTAGGTACTCTACATCCTTAATTTTAAATCCCACATACTTATCAAGCAGGTGTTGAAATTTGACGTAATCGTCTATTTTGGAGTCGGGCGTACAATGTATATATATCTCACTTGTATTTCCGGATATAAAAAAGTTAATTTCCTTCCGACACACAGGACAGGTATGATTACCACACTCTTGGTACCAATGGATAATACATTGATAACAAAAGGAATGACCACAAAAAAGTTTACATTTTGCCTGCGATGTGTAACACACCGGACATTCCATACAATTTAAATGGTTGTATTATTTAAGCCTCGTCTTCGTCAACGAGAGACTCGCTTTCAGATTCTTCTTCGTCGCCTTCTGAATATACAAAATTTTCATCTTCGCTATCATCCACAAGATCATAACCATTGGCAGTCTTTACATACAATTCAGTGTCTTCCAGATTTTCTGTGTCGTACCAACCACACAAAGATTCCCTAGGTACAGTTGTAATTTCGTCTTCAAAATTATACAAACTACTCTTAACTCTTCTTAAAAATCGTACTCCAACCTCTTGGTGATTGTTAGGGTCTGGAGTTTCCAGTTTTGCAATCTGAATAGTGTCGTCTTCACATTGAACATCAACGATCATGTCTTTATAAACGAGTATTTAAATCTTTAATAATATTAATGTTCGGACCGGCGAAGCCAAATGACGCTGTCATGTTTGACATAGATGATACTCTTATATGGAGAGACGGACGACCAAATACACCGATCATTGATCTTCTCCATAAAATGAGGAGGCTTGGATATAAAATTATTATTATTACAGCCAGACCCGGATTTGAGGAGGTTGTCAAATGGACAGTCAAACAACTTGAAGAACATAAAATAGTGTACGACTATCTAGGATTTACGAGTGCATCAACGAAAACTCTCATGAAAAGGAAACTAGGTTACAATTTTGTACTATCTGTGGGTGATTTGCCAACGGATTGGACAGATTCACCGTACTATATTAACACCGACCCTAACATTTCCAATGCTTATCACAATTATGGCACGTAACAAAAGTCGTCATGGGTTCATCTGCGGATCGTGTCTGTAATTGATAATATGAGGTCTTCTTTGACTTGCAGCGAGCACAAGTGAAAAACCCATCTTCTACAACATCTTTTGCGTTATATGACCTTCTGAGATCCCTAATGATCTTTATTTCTTTCTGTTTCGCATAGGGTCCATCTGGCCATAAATCATCGGGTTTCATATCTATAACATCCTTTGATTTGACGCGCCTGTCAGTAATCCAATCCTTGAGTACAGGTGAATTCTTAATGTTGTACTGAAGCTGGAGAAACTTGTGTTTATAAATATCAACAAACTTCCAATTCTCCCAACTTGGAACGTCAATATCTTCGTACCTCTTAATTGCGTAGTTTAATATACTTTTCTCGAGATTGATGCATACAGTATCAGTGACCGGAATCTCGAGGAGAGTTGAAAGTTTGTCAACGACAAATTGACGCGTGGGGTTTTCCATCTTATTCTATAATTTTATAACACTTTTAAGTGACTTAGGGCAGGGGAAGACCCTTGTAAGGATTATTTCGTTTGCAATCAGCCATATTCTCAGGGGAACAGGTGTCAAAAAACTGACCAGTTCGGCGCATTGGGTTGGTGTCTACCAAACCATAACGGTACGCCGACTGTGCTGGTCTATATTTTTCAGCCACCTGGACAGAAACAATGATCAGCGTAAGAGAGATTAATACTCCAAGAGCAATCCAAGACCCCCTCTGGACGTTATTCATTTATATTGTATAAATATTTTTTTATCAATTCATTCCATGACGAAAAGGGCGATTTTAATACGAGAGACGCTCGGTGACATAACAGAAATAGATCTGAATATAGAACCACACAAAAATGAAATTTTCAAGATAATCGGAGGACCACCGACATTTATCGGACAGTGGCCAGAATTGGATGTGGTCATAATGAAATCGCAGTGTGGAGAAATTATCAATAAAAATAAATTACCAACTCCATTTGACACCGAAAAGGTTAATGGAGCAATATTACTTGTAAGGATGGATGAAGAATCTGAACACCAGGATTTTACTCTTGCTGAATACCTACGCTTTATTAGCGGGAACAAAAGCATCTCCACTTAGCACAGCGTTACAATACTTCATGGCAAGTTGAAAGTGAATATATGCCCAATCTGCAGGACTAGTCATGGTTGGTGTACCATCTAATGGGTTGCTGTTAACTAATCCAATAATATCAGCCTTTCCACCCATAGTCACCTTGGCCATTACTTCACCAACCTCCTTTAACCACATCACATGCTTTTCATTTTTGCAATCAAAGTTCTTAACAAATTCAGACATTTTTATATTAACTTGGATTCTTTTCTATAAGTAAACGCGCACTTGGATCAGTCACCGTAGTCCATTTTGGTCTCCAAATCTCTGATATGAGATGGTCATTTTTAATTCCGTAATACATCCAGAAAACTTCACGGTAATAAGCTTCCTCATTCGTGAGAGGAATATTGTGTTTACACATATCTCGTGTTTGTGGATGCCGTGTAAGCATATTCATGACGTTTTCGTCGTTAGACTCCGTGTATTTCCTAATAGCCCCGACCCACCCCTCTCCGACCGCATCACTCATCCCGTCTTTTTGTCGCCATAGCACTTCATCGGGGAGATATCCTTTGAAGGCTTCTCGGAGAATCTCCTTCTCAATTTTTGTCACTTTCAATGTTTGATTCATTTCCATACAACATTGAATAAAATTTTTATCAAGGAATGGAACAATGAGATCAAGTCCGTGTGCACCCGCACACCTATCCGCTCTCAATCCATCAAATTGGTGAATAAGATGAAGTCGTCTCATATTTTCACAGGCAAATGCGTCAACACTTGGTGCGTTATGAAAGTAGAGATATCCACCCAAGATCTCATCACTCCCCTCACCAGAGAAAATATACCTACAATCTGTATTTTCTTTGATGTATTTACAAAGAAGCCACATAGGTGTGGAAGCCCTGACAGTTGTGGTATCGTAAGATTCAAGAGACCGAATGACATCATTAATGCTTTGAAGCCCTTCCTCAACTGTAAAGGTCACTTCTGTGTGATCAGTAGCGAGGAAATCCGACACTCTACGAGCAGCTTCCAGATCTGGGCTCCCCTCAAGACCAATGGAAAATGTCCTAATTCTGCCAATTTTACGAGCTGCAATAGCCGCAATGAGACTACTGTCTAAACCACCCGAAAGGAGAAATCCCATTTCACGATCTGTATTATCTAGGCGCATATGTACAGCATCTTCAAGGGAATGACGAATCTTCTCTAGATTTTTTGTTGTAGAAAATTTATGAATATTCCAGTATCCTGTGTAATAACAAATAAACCTATCTACGTAAGAATCATAAAAATGACCAGGGGGGAAAATGTGAATAGGAGTCTTCAAAAATAAGAGTGCCTTGGCTTCGCTCGCAAAGGCAATTGAATCGTTGGCATACCGAGTATAGAACATTGGTCTCACACCAACAGGGTCCCTTGCCGCAAGAAGGCGTTTACCATCTGTGTATACCATTGCAAAATCGCCATTTATAGACCTGATGGTGTTCTCAATTCCAAGGGTGTGAATAAGATTCATTACAACTTCGCAATCACTTCGGCTCTTCTCTTCACCGCTACGAAAAGACCGATGATTGTATATTTCACCATTACATACAAACATACGATTAGGTCTCACAAACGGCTGCATACCTGCATCGGATAGATCATTGATTGCTAGGCGGTAGTAATCCATCTGACATTTACCCATTGTCTCCCTGCGATAATTGTCCGGTCCACGATGAGTAAGGAGATCCCTGGGAACATCTCGTTTCTCACCAAAAAGTGCGACAATACCACACATTTTCTATTTATCTATTATCTCATTTAATTTTTAAGTTGAAGTCCAAAAGTTCCCTATACTTATCCTCATCCGCGTGGCCATCCCACTCCTGACCAGAGAAAGAGATAATTTGTTGTTCCCGACCGTCCGGAAGATAAGCAAAATTTGTCACGCATATGAAAGACACATTCATTCGCATAGCCATTTGTTCAATGTTTTCATATTCAAATTCTTCAAGTGCTAAGTAATCCCTCAATTCGGCTGGTGTTCGTTTTTTGATACCCGTTTTACTCACGACACGCGCATATCTATTGGACATATCCATATTTGGCCAAAATCCATGCCTCGATCTAAAGTGTGCGACGTAATTAACAAATGTATCGGCAGTCTTTGTATCCTGAAAACAAACAAATCTCGTTTTCTTATTTGGGTCAACAACACTCAAATAAGTTTTTGTGGGTTTCATGAGAATTAAATGATAAGTGGGTATTGTCATCTTAAATAATTTGTGAAAAAAAACCTTAACTAATGTATATATGAACTTTCCAAAAACAGCTGGACAATGTCGGTACCTATTAGAACTTAGGTCATCAAAACCTATAATCATTGGTACGGGTCCAGCTGGGACAGGTAAAACAATGTTAGCCTGTCAAATTGGCATTGATCATATAAATGAAGCAGTTGGGCGTAGGAATAAAGTAATCCTAACCCGACCAATAATATCGGCTGACGAAGATATGGGATATCTTCCTGGTGATATGGATAAAAAGATGGAACCATGGACAAAGCCAATGTTTGACATATTTGAAAAATACCTCTCCCATAACCAGATGGATCGTTGTATAATAATTGAACCACTTGGCTATATGCGTGGAAGAACATTTGAAAATACTGTGATTATAGCCGATGAAATGCAGAATAGCACGCAAAATCAAATGAAGATGCTTCTCACTCGCGTGGGGGAAAATACAAAACTGATTGTGACCGGTGATTTGGAACAATCGGATTTAAATGAAGAAAATGGACTCACATTACTCACACGAAGGATTCGGGGATTAGATCTCAAGTATATTACACACGTTGAAATGGGTGAAGGTGACGTCGTGAGACACCCAGTAGTAAACGAGGTACTTAAAGTATTAAATGTTTAATTTGATATATGAAAACAATAGCCATAGCTCTACCCGGACGAGAATATTCGGGGTCATTTCTTAAAAACTGGTCACAGACTCTCATTTTATTGCAACAAAAGGGCTACAGACTTGTTATGCTCAACGAATATGAAAGTTTTGTTCCATTTTCTCGTATGAAGACCCTTGGTCTAAGTACTTTGAGAGGAGCCACACAAGTACCATTCAACGGGGAACTGGATTATGATGTATGGCTCACCATCGATTCGGATATATTCTTTACACCCGACCAAGTTATAGAGCTTATTGAAGATGTTGATAAGTATCCGGTCGTCTCAGGTATCTATCGCATGACCGACCTTAAACACTATGCAGCCGTCCGTGAATGGAACATGGACTACTTTAAGAAACATGGGTCCTTTCAATTCATGAATCAAAAAGACCTGGATAAATGCAAAAAGTATACCAAGGTTGCATATAACGGCATGGGGTTTTTCGCGTGTCGAAAGGGGGTTATAGAAAACCTCCGCTATCCCTATTTTCATTATCCACTCCTTGAGACGGAAGTTGAAGGAAGGGTAATAAGAGAAATGTATTCGGAGGATGTTGCTTTCTGTAAAAATCTCAAAGACGCCGGCTATTCTATAATTATAAATACAAAACTCCGTGTAGGACACGAGAAAATGCTTGTAATTTAAATAATTGAACGCCTATTCCGGAGTTAATCGCGAAAATGAGCCACCGTGACGAGTTATAGGTACTTTGTTATTTTTGTTATTTTGGACATCGTGGTTGAGAAATCTTACCCTTTTTTCCAAGTCGTGTATTCTCTGAACAACTAGGGAGTGTTCATTTTTGTAATTTTCATACTCTACCAGTAATTGTTTATGTTTATCATACCATTCGTAAATTTCTTGGACCTCTTCATCTATGTTCGCGTATTTATCAACAATCTTATAATTGAATGGCATTTCCCTAATATCTGTGGCAATTTCGTCGAGTTTTAGTTCGATGCCATCACATGCATCTTTTATCTCGGCGTGAACCACACTCATTCCTAAGTGTGACTGTCATTTTATTTTCAATAGACTTCTCGGTTGCGCCACATATCACCATAATCATTAGTCCCGGGTAAATCGGAATTATCAGCACCCTTTGCGTTGTTGTATTTACATTTAATGAATTTATGCTGTCCAAATTGAATATGTTCATCTGACGTATGCTGACCAATCGTACACTTTTCTGGGTGTGCACGAATATAATCAATAGACGCATTCATGTACGCACCGGGTCCAGTTGGATATAGACAATCCAAACCATAATGCCTATGTTTGATATTCCATAAAACGAGATCAACCATCTTCTTAGATATGTCGTGTTTTGGTATCGAACCTATAAATGCTGTATACATACACATCTGATTTGGTGGACAATCAACGCTCGTATAGTACTCTTTATTCATAGAAGAAAGTGTTTCTATTGACTGAAGACAAACCTGTCGGATGTCAGAATACCACCCACCTTCATTGTATAAGATTAAGTGGCGCATTAAATCACATTTGTAGGAATATGGTTTAATTGTGTTAAATGCTTCGAGTATCTCATTGTCATAGTGCTCTTTGATATATTTTACACAATCATCACCGGAATATATTTTAACTTTGTACCCGGGGTTCATTCGATAAAATGTCTCAAGAGACTTTTTCATACCATCTGGTAATTTGGGCATTTTCCCACCGTCAACTATAATAATTTTATGTATTACTCTTGGTATCATACGTATACCACATTATAATGTTTATATTTTAAGTAGTTAAGGAAAAGATGTAATTGATATTTAAATGATCGTTGATGGTTTTACATTCTATAATGAATTTGATATTTTGAAAAAAAGACTTCGTTATCTTTCACCGGTTGTTGATAAATTTATTCTCGTAGAATCAACTGTCACACACCGTGGCGAACCAAAAGAATTACTTTTTGAAAAGAACAAGGAAATGTTCTCTGAATGGATTGATAAGATAATACACGTTATTGTACAAGATAACCCGGAGGGTGATGACCCGTGGAAACGAGAAAATCACCAAAGAAACTGTATCTCTCGCGGTCTCGAAGGTATCAGTGATCAAGCACTTATTATGATATCAGATGTTGACGAGATTCCGGATCGGGATTTTATTAAACTACCCCCGGATGTTGAGGCATGTTCATTCAATATGACAGCATTTCAATACAACTTTAAATATATACAAGAACAGGAGCCATGGTTTGGAACCGTACTTGCAACAAGGTCTCTCCTAACGAAAATAACTCCACAGCAATTGAGAAATCATAGATGGCGAATGCCATTTTACAAAAACGCAGGGTGGCATCTTTCATCATTCGGAGACGAAGAATTTGTCGCAAATAAGATATATAATTTCGCTCATTGTCACGATGAAAGTTCATTGAACAAAAACGTTGACACATATAGAGAATATATAAAAGAGGGGTTAATGACAGACGGAAAATATAAACTTGTAAATACACCCCCAGAAATATACGAAAGCTTACCCGCCGAAATCAAAATCTAAGTATAATATAAATGTCTGCCGCAACTGCAACCCAGAAGGCAAGTGCTATGTATGAAAGGGCAAAAGACATTACCTCGGGTAAAATTGATCTTGAAGTTTCGGGAAAGACTGTAATGGGTATCATTATTCTTGGAGTTGTCTATGTGATTATTTCATCAATCGGGATGAGTATCTATTCCGAGTGTGAAGATATGAAGGATAAGCCAATACAAAAAAATCTCAACAAGTATCTCGCTGCAACTCTCACTATTGCACTCACCATTCCATTCACCCTCTTGGTCACAAAGTTTGTGAAGAATGAAGGTGCCGTGTTTACACTCATCTACTCCGTCATGGGTCTTGTTGGCAGCGCGGCCGCTCTCAATTGGGCTGTCAGATGTGAAAATGCCAAAAATAGCGAAAAGAATTTCGCCATTGCAACCACGGTATTCTACACATTGACTCTCTTGCTTTCACGGTTTTTAATGAAACCGAAGAAGATTGCCACAAATTATTAAATTGTATGATTTCAGAAGAATGAAACCAATTGTATATAATATTTACATTCTCATGATGCTCTTGTCCTACGTAATGCGTAGGACAGGAACATTTACAATGGAGGAGAAGGTACGAATGTTGGAATTTATAAGTAAGATGGCATGTGACCCAAACCATAAAGTGTCATTAACGCAAAGAGTACCATAAAACCGCGTCCAGTATCACGCGTTGCGTATCTTTCAAATTGTTCTTCGTTAAGTTTTTCGTCGGCATTTTTCATGCTCATTACTACAAATACACATGACATAACACCAAGTGCGGCAGTTGGTATGGACGCAATTTGTTGTGGAATATTTAGTCCAGTCAAAAAGGCATTCGATCCACCGAGTATAACACCGTACATAGAAGCACGACCATTTACAGCTTCTGCAAAATCAAGAGTACTCCTTTTTTTTGCATAAGTCACAAGTTTACGCGTTGGTCGCGTTGGTCGCGATGGGCGAAACCCTACACGAGTAAATGTTGGTTGTTTTAGAGACGAGATCATTGTATTTTATCTTGATTTTTCTCGTTTTCTTTAACCAGGATTTTGTTTAGAATGTACAATTGAAGAATCAAACCAAGTGTCGTATATGCCACCATAAAACTCATTCCATGTTTTCTGGACTGGTAGACGAGCCAGAGGGAACTTGCGAGGAGACTCAGGAGAATGGCGCTTTTGGATTTCTCATCCAGTTCATCAGAACGAATATAGTCTTGATACATCTGAATGAAACCTATACCAAAGGCAAACGCTGCAACCACGTTATTTACTTCCATTTATAATATACACTAAGATTATAAAATGGAAGCGATCTTAGAAAAATTCGGCGGTAAAATTGACGCCAAAAGTGTTATTGTGTTGGTTGAAGACATCAAGCGGGAGTACTTGGGTGACGGACTCCAGAAGGAAGACATCCCACCAATCGTCGCCAAGTTAATGATTAATGTTTCCAAGTTTAATAAACTTGAGGGTCCACAGAAAAAGAAGTTGGTCATTGCGATCCTCAATCATCTCATTGGAGAAATTGATGGCGATCAGACACAAGACAGCGAATTTGAACTTGTCCTTAAGGCTATGGTTCCAGCCATGGTTGATGGTTTTGCTGGTATGCTTAAAGCTAAAGATGCTATTGGCAAGCTCTTTAGCTGTTGTTTGAAGGGAAAGTAAGATAAGGATTTGAAAATATAATAATGTAGAATGAAATTCCCCCCATTGGAGGTTATCATTCAATACGGTCTATATACCGTAAAAGAACTGGAAAGGTTTTCGAGGGGTCTTGTACCGAAAAAAAAGAACGTCATCATTCTTAACGAGTGCGATAAGTGTGCATTCGTCTACGCGGGTTCTACCTGTAATAATTGTTGTTGATATGGGTTATTACGTTGTCAAAAGTCGTATGACAAAAAAAGATGTAGAAGCGAAAAGTGACTCAAGTGTATGCTCGGAGAGACGTCTCATCAAACAGCTTCGGAGGGAGTGTTTGAAGAGTGGGAATAAACCACACCAGTTTCAGAGTTGGGTACATAGGAAATATGGAGAACTTGTAGTTGAACGAAAGACCTGTTATGGTCACGGCAATTCACTTCCATGTGTTCTATGTAGAAAGGCTATTGAGAAGGTTGGTTTAAAATGGGTGGCCCACGACGGGGACGATTGGATATATAGTAAAAAAACAGGTGATCTACCGCCGTCTATTCCAACAAATAAACAAAGTAGACAATTAGGTTTTAGGCGCGATAACCAATCCAAGCGCTGACTCCAAATCATTGTGATTTCTTTTTAGAGGTTTATTCCTCTTTAGTTTTAGTGAATTATTAGACGACGTTGCATTCTTTATTTCATCCATCTTTTTTGTGTTTGAAACAATGGGTATAACATTTTCAACGACCGGGGTTGTCTCTATAGGTTTGGATTTAGTAACATCTTTTGTAAGATTTCCCCTAAATTCCTCTATTGTCATGCTCCCACCAAATTCCTTTAATTTAAATCTATCGGGGGCACACTTTACAGGACTACTTTGATTATACATTCTTCGCCGCATCATAATTATATTTCCACATACAATACCACCCCTACAATCACCAAATTTATCTATTGCATGGGATTTTACACAACTCCACGAACAGTAGTTGCCAGACGTGTAAAATTTGTTTCTTCGTTCGTCATAACGACAGGGCATAGCTAGAGGCTCACCCTCAAATGGGTGACAGCACCACCAACACCAAGACATGTAGTAATTTTTTATTTACTCTTTAAGTGCTTCGTAAAGATTACCAGCTATGGTTATTCGAGGTCCGTCTACCTTTTGTTCTTCGACACGGTGTAACATTATATTCGGAAAAATGATAAGTTGTCCTTCTTTAACATCCGCGGCTATTTCATCTGCAAATGACGGAAGTACTTCCAATTCTTTACAACCAAAAGGTGAGGCGGGATTTATAAATATGAGTTTGGCATCTTTTTGGTGATCATATTTCGCAAAGTATACAAAACTAAAAAGTATATGCAAGCCATTGTCATAATCCCCGTGCCAGTGCAATTTCTGACTATGCCCCTTTTTATAAATATTTATCCAATAGTCGTCACCCATACCCAAATTTAAATTCATGTCAACATCAAGCATATTCATCATAATTTTAGAATGTTCAAGTACTTCTTTTTTCAACGAGGGAGACGCAAATGGTATTTCTTCCCGGGAACCATTTCCACCCTCGGATGAAGTCAAACACGACGCATTCCATTCATTTGTCTCCTTTATACCCTTGAAGTTATGTATATCTTGTAATATTACACTGTTCCCTGGTATATTACATGTATATACAGGAAATCCATAGACATGGGTTATCATTGTTATGCCTTTTTATAAAAATTACCGGAAATTGTCACGCGTGGTTCGGTATTGGTATGCGTAGAAACTCGATGAGGTAATATACTTGGAAAAATTATTAAATCACCTTCTTCAACATCCATAATAATTTCGCGTTTGTAACATGATAATTTTTCAAGTTTTTTACATGGTGTTGGTGGCGTTGGATTCACAAAAATAAATTTTGCGTCTTTTACTGGATTATATTTGGCGAAGTATGCAAAACTAAATAAAGGATCTGCCTCACCTTCATGATTTGATGTATGCATATGGGTTTCCTGACAATGACCCTTCTTGTACATATTTACCCACATATCATCACAATAAGTACAATCAATCGTTGTGCATTCGGGGAGTTTAATCCCGAGATCTATATCAACATTGAGTTTCGAAATTAGATTTTTCACGTGTTTCGTAATTTCATCTTTAACGATTTTAGAACGAAATACATTTGATTTATCTTTAGTGGATGAAGTGAGACAATTTGCTTTCCACGGAGAGAGATAATCCAATTTTACATTATCCTTTATTTCCTTATAAATTATTTCCTTATTGGAAACTTTGGTTATATATATAGGAAATCCATAGATATAAGAAATCATATATATATAGGGGTGTTATCTTTTTTAATCAGTTTTACGAATAAACTTCATCACAGCGTCAAGTTCTGCTTGAGTCATTTTTGGAAGTTCTGGATCATCCGTGTCGGCTTCGTAGTCTTCAGGTTTTCTCATCGTCGCAATCCACACGCCCGCGGCAATAACAATGGCGGCAAGTAGTAATAAAACTTTATTTCTATTAGCCCCCTTCATTTATATTATACTACATTTTTTATCCCCTGTATCTCCTGGGTGGTGGTGGTGCGGGTGGCCCTCCTTCTCCACCAGCGACAAGTAATAACACTAGAAGCATAACACAACACGACACAAGTATACCACTGCCAACTATAGCAACTCCACGATCACTAAGACCGGTGCGAGAGGCCACTGTTGCCAGTGGTCCTGGTAACGATGAACGCGTCCCGGGACGGCCTACGGCCTTTTGTGTGCCTGGCGATGGACTCCCACCTCCCGATGGAGATGGAGATGGAGATGGAGATGGACTTCTGCGCCCACTTCTAGCAGCGGCAGCTCTTCTTCTAGCGGCGGCGGCATCGGCAGCTCTTTTTCTAGCGGCGGCGGCATCGGCGGCTCTTTTTCTAGCGGCGGCTTTGGCGGCGTCTTTCTTACGCTGTTCAGCTTCAAAGTTAATATTACACGCCTGAGCAGCCTTAAGTCCGGCGGCCGCTCGTATATTGTCCAATTTCATCACCTGCGTACAAATGGCCATCTTATTTGCACATGAAGTAATTCTCGTATTTGGTTCGAAAACATCACCCGCGCATATACCCGGGACTAAACAATCCGCATTACCAAATAGACCCGATGCAGAAGACAGGCCAGTTCTTTGAACGTCTCTCAAACCCTGCAAAATTTCTTTACAACCGGCCCAGTTTGAATGTCTCTTACATCTTGCTATAAATCCAGAATCGGCTACATTAATACACTTACACTTTGGGTCTGTGCGATGCCTTTGACAATATTGAATTGCCTTGACCTTAGCTGCAGCTTCACCAAGTTTACCTTGGAGCATCTTATAACAAGTCCGACCGTCGTGGTGGACTTTGTGACGCAAGCGATTTACATTTGAACAATAACCATTATCATAGTACCCCCCAACGCGAACACCAAAAATGAGTTGATTATATACACTGTTGCCACCCTGACCACCGACAAGATTTTCTCTTCTTCTGGATGCGTTCACCATTGTACCCGAATTGTCATGATAATGGCACCAAAACGCACCGGGAGCATTGCTGAAACGACCCCTCAATCTCACGTGATCATGTCCCGTAACATTTACAGGTATGCCCTTGATATATCTAGCACCTGAACAGGGGTGACCCCTAGACCCCCTTGCGTATTGGATGTGTCGCCCACATGCACTTGCGCAGTGGAAACGTGTACGTCTTCCTCTACCCTTATGTGTACCTTCGTGAAAGTCTCCCTTACAATGTCTATCCCAACTTGAATATTTTCTACCATCGTGATGACCGTGACATCCCCGTGTCCTGTGATAATCGTCACCACTCTTCCATGCAGCTGCAGCGGCCCAGGGCATATTTAATATTACTTATATTTTTTTTATAAGTTCAATCAATTTTTCCCTGTCAAAAAGTGGCTCTCCCTCGTCCGACGCGCCCTTATCGGCTTCCTCAAATATTTTACGAATCAAATCCTTATCTTTTGTCATTTCAGAAACACTTGACATGACAAACATTGAATCTGGTTCATTTGTTTTGTTTATGTATTCAATTATCGCTTCTTTAGTCTGAGCAAGGTCATATTTTTCATCAATTCTCCTGTTACGCAAAAACATCATGAGGCCAATAATTCCAATCAGCAAAATAAAGAAGGGAAGGATTCGTTTTGTTCGAATCATTTAATTTATACCAAGGTTTTTTTACATGCTATCAAATAATTCTATAAGTGCTTCTCTTTTCTGTTCTTCCGCGAGTTTAAAAGATTTCTTTATTTTTGAATCATCATCTGTCAATTTTGCAGCCGCTGTCATTACCAAAAGAGAATCAACCTGAGTCTCGCTATTTAGGTGCTGCATGATTTGAGACTTGTCCATTTCATATTTTTCAATTTGCTTGGTGGATGCTCGTTTTTTGTAAAGCCATATGATTACAATAACAATAGCTATGATAAGCATCGCCTGGTTGAGTCCCATATTCATTTTAATTTTATATCATATTTTTTTTCTGGGTATATTCCAAATATACCAGGATGGGTGCCTCCAAATCCAAAATGGTTGTTGAAACAAATATTGTAAACGAATCAGTTTTCAATGCAATTTCTAGGAGCGAGAACGCCGTTTCCGCGTCTGTGCTTACAGTTCAGAATATGTCAGTTAGTGGTGTTACAGCTTACTGTAATTTGGATATATCACAAAAAATTAATGCCGATATTAAAGTTTTGCAAAAGTTTGATGAGAAATCTACAACAGACCTACTCAATAAGATTATGAACGACATAGAAAAAAAGGCCAAAAACGAAACCAAGCAAAAGACTGGATTTATGAATCCAATACCAAACTTTTCAAGCAAGGTGTCTGAAACAAAGACGAATATCAAAAATAAAGTTTCAAAGACTATCACAAATGAAACTTTAAACACACTTGCTGCCAAAGTTATTAACAGACAGAAGTTGGTCACCAAGAATCTCATTATTGACCCACTTGGTCTCTCTGTATACAAATCGTTGGGTGTACCTCCCCCGGTAGAGCTCATGAAAGAACTCAGAAACACTAAATGTAAAATTGGTCAGGATGCCCAAATAAGGTTTGTCGCTGAACAAATTGGTAGCAAGATTACCGAAATCATTAACAAAGATGAAAGCGCTCAAAAATTGAAAAAGGAAGTTTTAAATAAGACTAAACAAGAAACTCAGGGTGTAGGTGAAGCTGTTGCGGACGGTGCCAAGGGTATAGGTGCGGGTATTAGCAGCGCGTTCAAGGGCATGACAGGTCCATCCATGGTATCAGGTCTTGTCTCGTCTGTGTGCTGTGGCGCCATCCTCGCATTTGGAATGTCACCAGCTGGTCAGAAACTTTCCCAACAAGCAGGTTCCAAGGCCCTTAAGCGTTTCTAGTTTAAAGATATAAAGATCCTTTAATTTAATGATTCTGAGTATCGATGTCGGTATTCGGAACTTAGCAATATGCTTGCTCAATGAAACAAATAACCTCGTGGAGGAATGGGATGTCTCCGGTGTCCCACCCGAACATAAAGATGGTATCTATGTCTCATTGAGAAAACACTTAGATGAAAGACCCTGGGTCCTAACGGCTGACACCATTCTCATAGAAAAACAGCCAGACCGCAATAAGAAGATGATATCTGTAATGCATTTCCTCCATGCATATTTTATAATTAAGTGTCCTCGAGCTGAAACAATCATCTATGATGCGCGCCATAAGATCCCGGATGTTGCAGGACCTGGGAAGTCGCAATATCTCAAGAGAAAGAAAGTTGCAATTCAAAGATGTGAAGAGTTCATTCGCTCGGGACCCATAAATGCCCATTGGTTGGATACATTTCTTAAGTCTAAAAAGAAAGATGATCTTGCGGATACTGTCATGCAAGCTCTTAGTTTTGTGAATAGAGTAGAAGTTAAAACTACAAAGAAGACCAAAAAGTCTACAAAATTAGTAGCTCGTAAACCCAACGACAACCAAAAGAGGACAAAATATTCAAAGTCAAACCTGGCGTGGATTTACCTAAACAAAGTTGAATGCGAATGCCTTGAAAATAATAAACGATTTATGAAAGACCTGAAAAGGTACTACCGTGATATTGATGACCTAGTTAAGGATTTGAGGGGAACTAATAATTAGAATACAATGCAACAAGATGTCTTGGACCATGGATTTGTACGATTGGTTGATCACATGCCGCAACAAGATTTGGACACCTCAATCGTCCAAGCCGCAAGAGTTTCATATGGCGACGGAACAAAAACTTCCCGAGGAGACCGAGGACTCATCCGATACCTGCTTCGCCATTGGCACACGACGCCTTTCGAGATGGTGGAATTCAAGTTCCACATCAAGATGCCCCTCTACGTCGCCCGACAACATTTTCGACATCGAACAGCCTCAGTCAATGAACTATCCGCCCGCTACTCCGTCGTACCGAAACAGTACTACAACCCGGGGATTTTAAGGGGTCAGTCTAAAATAAATAACCAGGGTTCGGATGGTATTATTGAAATTGACGAAGAAAAGACTCAAGAAATTGACAAACATTTAGAATATTCTTTTGATTTATACGAGAATCTCTTGGAGACTGGTGTATGCCGTGAGCAGGCAAGGGGCAATCTTCCACAATGCACATATACTGAATTTTATTGGAAGATCAATCTCCATAATTTGATGCACTATCTCCATCTTCGTATGGATTCTCATGCCCAGAAGGAGATCCGCGACTATGCGAATGCCATATATGACCTTGTACAACCCCTCGTCCCAGTGACGATGGAAGCTTTCAAAGACTTTAGAGTTAACGCAATGCATCTTACGGGACCCGAAATTGAGGCCATCGCAAAGCACGGCGGTGACCCCACCTCAATTAATAGCCCAGGTGAGAGACGAGAGTTTGAGGAAAAATTAAAGATTTTAAACTTAAAAAATAAATGTCCTTAGAATGTAACAACGAAAGATGTTTTCAATTACGACCTCCACTACTTTTGCATCGAATACCAAACGTTTGAGGAAGTTTGGTAAGAAAATGAAGAAACAAAATGATACGGATGTTGGTAAGATTCGGGAAAAGTTGGCAGACATTTCCCGCGACGAACAAAGACGTGTCAAGGAAATCTTCAGGGAACACCAGGAATTTTTCAAGGGTTCTCCAAAGACAAAGAAGGAAGAAATTTCCATAGATTTTTATGAAAAGTAAATATAGATATGATACTACCATTTATAATAATCATATTTTGTATTATATGCACAATAACAAAAAAGAAAGATGAAATGCATATAATACATAAAAGTGTATTAAATAGGAATTTATGCGAAAATGTAATAAAAGTTTCAAAAAAGTACGAATTAGATGATTATATGGACGAAGTTGACGGAAAGCCCGCGAATCAGATAGATATTTATGACGATGATGAAAGTAATCCAGTTTTAAATAAAGAATTATGGGATATTTGTAAAAATATCTACGATGTTCACATTAAAAAATACCAACCAAAACCACCCGGTTACATATTCTTAAGGAAATATACCCCAGATGAACGTTTTTCTTTACCTATCCACCTAGATGAAAATAAAACGACGGTATCATTTCTCATATCGTCTAAAAAAGATTGTGAAGGTGGAGAATTATATCTATTTGATCGTAAAACATCCAGGGAAAATAGACGTGTTAACTTTGAAACGACGCGCGGAAAACAGGAATTTTTAAATAAATTCAAAAAACTACCTATTGTAGATTACGACCAGGGTGATATGATTTCTTATAGTGGGGATCATCATTTACATGGTGTTCTTCCAGTTACAAAAGGTTTTAGATATGCTATGTGTTTTTTCTTCGACTGATCTTGACACGGAACGTAAGCCAGATTGTAAGTGCAATAAAAGCCAGCCCCAACGGTGTGTCATTAAACTCAAATGCCATTAGGGCACTCATTAAACTATACTGAACCGTGCGTATTTCTCGTCTTGTTTTAGAGATGGACCTCCTTATGACTGCTCTGCCTCTTTCCAGACCCAGAACAGCCTTACTTATATTGCGTATTTTTGTTGGCATCTCGGCCGTATTTGTAATCGCCCTTTGAATATCAATTGAGTCTACAAATTGTTGTTCTATCATTGGCTCCAAGTATGTGAGATAGTTGAACTCTGGATCTAATTGTACACATATACCCTCAATGAGGGAGAATGATTTGGCTAAATATACAAAACTCGTGGGGACCATGAACGGCTTTTCAGCTGCAAGTTTCGATGCCACGTCATCGTTTAATATATTTGAAGCATTAAGGGTTTCGAGATAATTCAAAATTGTTTCAAAAAAGATTTCAATATCCGAAAGGTCGGAACTCATAGGTATTATGACACCAAGATCTACAAGAATTTGAACAATTCCTTTTGTGTCCTTTTCTATTATACAACCAAAAAGTTGCTTGAAACCTTCTCGGAGTTCTTCCGTCAGGTATATTGTGATCCCAAAATCGTAGAATACCAATTTACCGTTAGATGAAAACCCCAAGTTACCTGGATGGGGATCCGCGTGAAAAAGACCATTGTCCATAGTCTGTATCACATAAGAATTTATAAGGGCTTCGCATACTTTTTTTCTATTTATATTGGGATCTGAGAGTTCTAATAATTTTTCGGATTCAACATATTCCATGACAATGGTGTTTTCTGTACAAAGTTTTCTGTATACCTTTGGGACTTTAACCCACTTTATACCTTTCATACTCTTTCTAAATCTCACTGCATTATCAATTTCCTGTTTATAATCCGATTCGCCCAAAAGATACTCAATTGATTCATTGAGAACAAACTCCGAGCTATTCCCGGTGTCAATTCCAAATTGTTCCAAAAAACGCACAATTTCTCTAACATTATCTGTATCTTCCTTCATAGTCTCGTAAATATTTGGTCTCTTTACCTTGACAATAACATCCTTTCCATTTTTTAAGGTTGCTTTGTGAACCTGACCAAGACTCGCAGACTTGAATGGCGTCGGTTCAAAATAATCAAAAGAATCTAAATTTACAACATTTTGTACAACGTCAAATCCCACTGGTGGTACATTGTCTTGGAGTGATTCCAACTCTTTTGTAAACTCGGGGTCATACAAATCGGCTCTTGTTGATGCGATTTGACCTAGTTTTACAAAGGTTGGACCAAGCTCTAATAATTCGTTTCGCGTCCATGCACCAAGTTCAGACTTATCCTTTACAATTTTGCTTTTCCATATAAATTTAGCAGCAAATTTCCAAGTCTTTACTTTTTTTGAGGGAGGTGCTTTAAGTATTAAACGGGATGACGCATGGAGCATCGCATCTACTATAGTCCAGGAAAATATCTCGGTTTATTTTTATCTTGGTTTACTTTAAATGAAAAAATACAATAGCTTCCTCGGACCGCTCAGCAACCCAGCCGAATCTCTTATCAAGGCTCAACCCATAGTTTTCACTTTGATAATTTTGTATCAAGGTCTATTTTCGGGTAATGCGATTGAAATTCCAAAAAATCTTAAGTCTGCGTTCGACAATAAGGCTTTCCGATTTTTTTCCTTGATGATGATCGCCGTTAGCGCGACACAGGATATTGAATACGCTCTCATCTCGACTACGATTTTCCTGACAATAATGTATGCTCTCAAGACTCCAGAAGAACGAAAAAGGACTGGATTGATTTAAATGACACTTATAGTTTTAACATTATTGTATATAAACAGAATCAATGAAATTTGAGGCGAAAGTTTATAAACCCATGTATGACCACAACGACAAAAAATATATTCGCTTGGTCATTCCTGAAAAATGCTCTCAATTTATTCGTCATATGCACACAAGCAAATCATGGCTTATTAAGAATTCTCATGTAGATGATCCACTTGATGGTCATATTCTTACAGTAAAAGTTCCATTCCGATATAGGAGAGTGATGTGCGACGTCAATGGTCGCCCTGTACAGTCCCTTATAAAGGATGATAAGGTTGAAATCGAAATTGATTTCATGGGTGTATGGAATGTTGGTAATTATAGCGGCTATACTTGGAAGATTGTATCAATTACTTCTCTTCCTTAATTTCTCCTTCTTCCACTTCCTCATTCTTTTCCACTTTTTCGGGGAGGTCAATTGTAGTTAACCCGTTTTCCTTGAGTGACAGAAACACGCGAAGACTCCCCTGAAGACGGTGAAGCTCTTGATATGTAGTTTCAACCGCGTCTTGCAACTTTTTAATATTCTCTTCAACGTCGAGAGATGGCATTGTACTTATATAAAGTTATTATTCTTTAATATATTAAATGCTGACGCGGACTGGGTATCTTGTGACCGATGGACCTCTGGCTGAAATTAAAAAGGAACTTACGGTAAGACCCATAGTCAATGGCGATTATGGATTTCCTCCACCGCCTTTTAAGGTTTTCCGAACGGCTAAGAATGGAGTGTGCGTTCCAAGATTCTATGGAGTTGGTCGGGTTGGAAAGCCACGAGAGGACCGGCGCCCTGAACCGGCAAGATCCACAGCCAAATTTGTTGGACAGTTACGAGATGCAACTCACCAGAATGAGGCCCTCGCTTCAGCCATTAAGGCTGGCCACGGAGTTCTCTCACTCCCATGTGGGTATGGCAAAACCACTGTATCCCTGGCAATAGCCTGTAAATTGGGGTATCGTACGATGATTGTGGTTCATAAACAGTTCCTGGCAGATCAATGGAGGGAGAGAATTCAACAGTTTTGTCCGGGTGCCACGATAGGTATTGTTCAACAAGACAAAAAGGAGGTTGACTGTGACTTTGTAATAGCTATGCTTCAATCACTCTCTCTCAAGGAGTACTCATTTAGTGATTTTGATTCTATAGGAACCCTCATAGTTGACGAAGCCCATCATATATGCGCTAAGGTGTTCAGTCAATCTCTTTTCAAAATGTGTCCAAGGCATATATTTGGTTTGTCTGCGACCCCAGAAAGAAAAGATGGACTCACGAAGGTTCTCCATTGGTTCATGGGTCCCACATTCTTTGCCGTTGAACGGAAGAATCAGGATCAAGTTGAAGTATTTAGCATTACATATGAATCATTCAATTATAGAAATCCACCACCTTCAACGAGATTTGGTAAAGTATCAATGCCAAATATGATTACAGAAATTGTAGAAGACAGAAAAAGAAATCAGATGCTCGTGGAACTAATCAAGAGGGCTTCAGCTGGTACAAGACAGCTTCTTGTTCTCAGTGATAGACGCTGGCATTGTGAGATGCTCCACCAATGTTTCCCCAAAAATTCAGGTCTCTACATGGGTGGAATGAAGGAGGTTGACCTACAGGCTTCTTCAAAGAAGAAGATCATATTTGCAACTTTCTCACAAGCCCATGAAGGTTTAGACATACCAACCCTGGATACAGTTATATTGGCGTCCCCCAAGTCTGATATAACTCAAAGTATAGGCCGTATAATGAGAGAAACCAAGGGTAAAAAGAACAATCCACATATATACGACATCCACGACCCATGGTCACTCTTTACGGCTATGTACTATAAGAGAATGAAAGTGTATCGTCAAGGTGGGTTTAAAATTCACGGTAAAGTTGAACAGGAAAAACAGGATGAATTCCCTCAGGGAAAGTGTCTGTTTTTATAATCTGAACAATAAATAAATGTCTGGTGCATTAGTTCAGCTCGTATCCAAGGGTGCGCAAGATGTTTATATAACAAGTGACGACGGGGCGTCTCTGTTTAGTATGAAATACAAAAGACATACAAATTTTGCACAGGCACCGCGTCTCATAAAAGAAATTACAACAAAAGACAACACCATAATTATCCCAACCTGGGGCGATCTTGTAAACGCAGTATGGTTTGAAGGTGTAGATCTTTTAACTAAATTTGATGGCGCAGTTATCGATTTATATGTCGGTGGTGTTAAGATTGATTCACACCCATATGACTTTATTTCGGATGTGTGGCAGAACTATTTGGCTGAAAATTTTGTGAAAGCACAGGAAATTTTAAACAAGACATCACAATCAAATAACAAGTTTTTACCACTTCATTTTTTCTTTTGTGACAACGACATGTTTTTACCACTTTGTGCTTTGCAGTTTCATGAAGTTGAAATTAGAATAAGCTTCTCCAACCAAGATGTGTCTGGTGTAAAGTGTTATGGTAATTATGTGTTTTTGGATACCGAAGAACGCAATAAATTTATAAAAACACCAATGGATCTTATAATCACACAAGTTCAAAGTGTAAAGGGTGATATCCAACTTCCCAAAACTACACTGGATATTTCCGTATTTAATCACCCCGTGAAAAGTATCTTCTTCGGTTACACCGCTCAGGGTGGTATCATAGAAGAAGATAAACTATCATTTAGTGGTGCCGATATATATCTAAATGGTACAGCACTTCTTGAAAATATGTCCCCACTTTACTTTCACACTGTACAAAATTATTTAAGTTCAAAATATGGTCTTATTAGCTTCATTGAAGATCAGGATTGTCCGCTATATACTAGATATTTCTCCTATCACTTTTGTAAAAATGCTTCCGAATATAAGCCATCTGGGACATGTAATTTTAGTAGGTTAGATAACGCGAAGATTGTAATTAGAGATATAGTAAAGGGTACAAATCGTACATTAGATAACGAACTCACTGTTTACGTAGTTAACTATAATGTGTTTAGAATACGTAACGGGTTGGGTGGCATTTTATTCGCCGATTAATGTAATAGTTATGCCTTTCGTTGGTAATGCCGGAAGATTCAATCATGTATATTTGGCTGAACTTAACCAGGACAATACCAAAAGTACGACGTCAACTCCACCCACATCTGTGAACTATAATTTTAACGAAATTACAATTGGCAAAGATGCGGGTAAGACGGATCAGGGTAAACATGCAGTCGCTGTGGGCGCCGAAGCTGGATTTTTAAAACAGGGGGAGAGATCAGTCGCGGTTGGTTATCACGCGGGTAAAACGAGTCAAGGAGCGGAATCCATTGCGATTGGACAAGAGTGCGGAGAAACTAACCAAAATACACAAGCTGTCGCACTTGGGTATAGATCTGGACAATCTAAACAGGGTTGTCAGTCTGTTGCTGTGGGTTTTGAGTCCGGGCAGATAATTCAAGGTCCACAGTCACTCGCATTGGGCTTTCAAGCGGGTCAGTCAAATCAGGGTTCGCAATCAATTGCGATCGGTCATAAATGTGGACGTGTGAATCAGGGTAATAACAGTCTCATTTTAGGATTCGGCACAGCCGAGGTGAATCAAGGTGACGAAACACTTGCGCTTGGATTTCAAGCGGGTCAGTCAAATCAGGGTAATCAGTCATTGGCCGTGGGATATCAAACGGCACAGATTAACCAGGGAGAGCAGGCCAGTGCATTGGGTTATCAAAGTGGTCAGTCATTTCAAGGAAATAAATCCACAACGATTGGATATCAATCTGGGAAAACAAGTCAGGGGTCTTCGTCTGTGGCGATAGGTCATAGCGCGGGTCGGGTCAATCAGGGTTCCGAGTCCGTAGCTATAGGTTTTACAGCGGGTGAGTTATCTCAAAATAGTCTCTCGGTGGCAATCGGATCTAACGCCGGACAATCATACCAATCAACACAATCTGTCGCAATTGGCGATAATGCGGGTGAAGTTTCACAAAACACTCAATCTGTAGCTGTTGGATTCGAATCTGGCAAAGCCTCGCAGGGAATGCAGTCGGTGGCTATGGGGTTTCAATCGGGTATGACTTCGCAGGGGTCTCAATCTGTTGCTATCGGTCATTTCGCGGGCCAAACAAGTCAGGATGTGCAGGCTATTGCAATTGGTTTTGAATCTGGACAGGTGGGTCAAAATACACAATCTATTGCTTTAGGGTATAAATCCGGGCACAGTGCTCAGGGAATACAATCTATGGCTATCGGGTACAAATCGGGGCGTGTAAATCAGGGTGCGAGCGCCTGCGCGACGGGATTCGAATCCGGGGAAGTCAATCAAGGTA